TTTAACACTTAATTCAGATCCTACTCAAGCTTTCCAAGCTGCTACTAAACAGTATGTTGATAATGCTATCCAGGGTCTTGATCCAAAACCAAATGTAAGAGTTGCCACTACTGGCAATATAGTTCTTACTGGACTACAGGCTATTGATGGTGTTCTTGTTAATGAAGGTGATAGAGTTCTTGTAAAAAATCAAGATGACGCAGTTGAAAATGGTGTTTATGTAGCATCCGTAAATGCATGGGTTAGAGCTGTTGATTTTGATGATGTACCTGATACTGAAATTGATGGTGGAGAATATCTATTTGTACAAGAAGGTACTATAAATAGTGATTCTGGATGGATTGTTGTAACTAATTCTCCTGTAACTATTGGTACTTCTGAAATTGTATTTACACAGTTCTCTGGAGCAGGTCAGGTTATTGCTGGTGTAGGTCTTGCTAAAAGTGGTAACACTATTTATATAGAAAATACTGGTGTTGTAGCTGGTGCTTATACTAAAGTAACAGTAAATTCACGTGGACAGATCACAGCTGGTGAATCATTAGCAGCTAATGATATTCCTAATCTTGATTGGTCAAAAATCACTACAGGTAAACCAACATCATCTGTGACTGATATTGATGATGCTGTAACTAAGAGACATGCACATGATAATATGTCAACTCTTGGATTGTTGGGTGAATCAGGTGGATCTTTGACTTATAATGGTCAGGAAATAGCTTATGCTGCTGATTCCAATAATATTAGTCTAAGTTCAACTGAACCAACAAGTTTACCAGTTAATGGTTTGTGGTTACAGAGCGTATAAATAATAATTAATGTTACAATTATATAGGAGTAAAAACCTATATAATTGTAACCTTTAATAAAAGGAGGGGAAAAAATGGCTGATTCGGTTACAGTGTCAACGTTACAACGTGTTAAAATATCGGATGGATCATATGCTATTGTATTACCTATTAATACAACTGATGAAGTTTTAGTAGATGTTCAAAATAATGTCAATTTAACATCTGCTTTAAATACCATTAACGTAACCATTACAAATAATAAAGATACAGTAATGGATGATTTAATTACAATAATGACGCAATTAAGCTCATTTATTACTAAACCATTAGATTTAAATCATATTTCAATTCGAGATATGAGTTCATCAAATAATATAAATCTAACTTCTGGTCTATTTATACCTGGAAAAATATTAATTTAAATATTAATAATCATATATGATATTCAATTATGATATCATATATGATTATTAAATATTCAACAAATAATTAATAATATTTTGAAAGGAGGAATAAAATTATGGCTAGATCAACTTTACTAATGTCTGATTATGTAAGGATTAGTCCTAATTCAAATATTAATATAGATTTTAAATTGGCAGCATTTGAATCATCTGCTACTACAGGTGAGATTGTTATGAAGGTTTCCAGCTCTAATGATTTTTCTGGGGCTTCTATTATAACACCTACTCAGATTTTATTTTCAGATGATGCAGGAGAAACTTTTCAAGAATTGACATCAGATAATATTATTTCGGCTGATGATGCAGGTACAGATCTTATTTTCAGATTTGTTTATGCATATCCAAATGAAAATAGTATAAAATATATGAAATTAACATTCACCGAGGATGAAAACTCCGCCATTGATTCTTTACCAATCATTTTAACTTCATTAAATACTTTGGACTTTAAATTAGCATCTGCAATAACAAAAAGTCAAAAACCAGGAAGAATAAAGATATCTTTAAAAGAAAACTATATTAATAATCCTGATTTAAATATACAAGTTCTAGTAACAAATAACGCTCTTGATACAGAACCTGTCTGGGAAGATGCAACAACAGAATTTAATAATAATGAATATTATATATTTACGAATTCTGTAAAATCACAAACAAATTGGGGTATTAATGTAAGATTTATTATTACGAAATCAAGTTATGATACAGGTATAGAAATAGAGGAGATTTATTTAGCTTATGATTAAGATAATTGGTGAATAATTCACCAATTATCTTTTTTTTTTAACCTTTTTTATGTTTACTGGAAAAATTATACATTAACATTATAATAAATACACATCATTGGTGGGAGGTCATCCTTATGAGATTTTTTAAATCTAACAATAAAGTAAAATTTAAGAAATTATGTAATCATCCATTTTTCACTTCTATGAATTATTGGATAAATATTGAAATTAATAATTTACAGATTCAAAATAAGTTAAAAAAAAATGTTGCAACCGTTTTTTTAAAACTACAATTTAAATTATTTGTTTCTAATTTAAAGTGTTTTATTGAAGATGAAAATAATTGTAATAATTTATCTACTGTAGAGCAAATTATTATTGATGCTATAAATGAATGTGATGAGCGGGCAAAAAATTTAGGTATACCGCGGATATTTGTTGATAAATTTAGAAAATGGAATCATCAACATACTGAGATTGCTTTTAATGCAGTTTCATCTATATGTGAAAGTAAAATTTATTCAACAGATGCTGAGAAAATGGCCGCTATATTAGATATACTTTTAGCTGTATTTAAATTAACTATTGTGGATATTGAAAAAACGATAGGTGAATTAAATGGAGAATTGGAAAAAGCTTTAAAAGGTACTATCTATGATTATTAAATAAAGAGGTGATACTATGGAATTTTCTATTGAACCTTTTTTACAATATGGTATTTTAGGTATTATTGGTTTTATCTTTTTACGTTATGTAAATAAAATCTTAACCAATAATTCAAATCAATTTGAAAGTTTATTAAAAACATTAATAGAACAAAAAACTGAGCCTACTGAACAATTACAACAATCAATAAATAATATATTACAAACTTTATATACACAACATACTCAAGAAATGCAAAAAACATTAGAAGAAAGTTCAGAAGCTTGGAAGATTTTTATGGAACATGAAAATTTAACTAAGGATCAGATAATTGCATGGGAAAATTTACTTTTAAAATTTAAATCTTTACTTGTTGATATGAGAAATCATAATGGTTTGACTCAAAATCAAAAAAGAATTGGTGAAATTTTAATGGAAAAAGGTTACATAACATTTAATCAATTACAAGAAGCTTTACAAGAACAAAATAAAGAAGATGAATAAAAAAATAAAGATATAAGGCAACCTTATATCTTTATTTTCTTGTTTTTTGCTTTTAAAGATAGTTTTGGAATACTCTGAAGTTTAAAATTACTTATAGCTTCTGTCATAAAATACTTGTGTAAATCAAATATTTCTTTCTTGTCCTGATTTAATAACTTATATTTACCTTCAAAATTCATTTTATAAGTATTAAATCTATCATCAAAATATTTACCAAGGATATTTAATAATTTAATTTTAACTTCTTCATCTGTTAATGGTATTAGTAGTTCAACTCGTTTATCTAAGTTACGAGTTAATAAGTCAGCACTTGACATATATAGATCAGTTTTACCGTTATTAAAGAAATAATATATCCTACTATGTTCTAAGAATCGACCTATAACACTTTTTATTTTAATATTTTTGTTTATAGGTTTCATTGAACAAATACCTCTACAGAATATATTAATTTCAACGCCTTCTTCAGAAGCTTCATATAACTTTTTAATTATATCTTTATCAGATAAAGAATTTAATTTGAAAGTTATTTGCCCTTTTTTACCTTTTTTAACATTTTGTATTTCTCTATTTATACATTCAGTAAGTCTACTCCTAAGATTATATGGTGAGAAATACATTTTATTAATTTCAGTAGTTGGTTCGGAATATCCAGATAAGATATTAAACACGGTTATTAAATCTTCACCAATTTTATCTTTAACTGTAAAATATGATAAATCTGTATAAATCTTTGATGTTTTGTCATTGTAATTTCCTGTACCAAGATGTGAATATATTTTAATACCTTTACTTGTTTTACGTACTACTACGCTAAATTTACAATGTGTTTTTAGTTCTTCTACTCCATAAATAAGTTTACAACCAGATAATTTAAGTTTTTCAATCAATGATATATTTCTATCTTCATCGAATCGAGCTTTAATTTCTAATAAAACACTTACTTGTTTCCCATTTTCAGATGCCCTACATAAAGCCTCTACTATAGGAGAATCTGTTGATGAAACTCTATAAAGGGTTTGTTTAATAGCTAGCACTTGTTTATCTTCAGCAGCATGCTCAATAAATTTTACAACAGCTTCAAAAGATTCATAAGGATGATGTAAAATAATATCATTATTTTCAATAGCTGTAAACATATCATGTTCACCAATTAACTCCTCTGGATATTGGGGTATAAATGGTTTATACTCATAATTCAGATTTTTAATTGGTATAGATGCCCAAAAAGATAGATCTAGAATGTTGTTTGATTTAAAAACATGTGTTTTTTCTAAATCTAAAATCTTTAATAATAATTTTAAAATATATTTAGGAATATTTTCATTAACTTCAATAAAAATAGATTTACTGAATTCTCTTTGAATTAAAGTTTGTTTCATACGGTCAATGATATAAATATCACGATTATGATCAAGTTCTATATCAGCTTCTCTTAGAATACGACAACAACCACAATAAACTATTTTTTTGTTAATGAAAATTTTATGCAAGAAATTAAATATAATTTCTTCTAATAAAATGAATTTAGTACCTTCATTATTAATCTTATAGATTCTATCTAAATTTTCAATTGGAATTAAAGATATAACCTGAAAATTAGGATTTAATCTATCTTGAAGAGTTACTATTATATTTAGTTGTTTTGATTTTAACGTTGGAAATTCTTTAGTTGTATCATAGGTGATAGGAGTTAGTAAAGGATATATATTTTTACAAAATATCTTTTCAACCTCTTCCTTTTCCTTAATATTTAACTCAATAAAGTTACAAATATGAATATTTTTCTTTAAAAGTTTTTTAGATAATTTAGAATAGCATTCATTTTGTAAAATTTTAAAATCTTTTATTTTATTAAGTATTAATCGATATTCTTCTTCAGGATTCAAACCGGCAATGTCATGTTCGCTTTTATTAAGTTTATTTAATATAGATGAAAAACGTACCATGATAAATTCATCTATATTAGAAGCCGAAATACCTAGGAATTTTAATCTTTCTAATAATGGTATTACTTTTCGTGTTGCTTGATGTAAAACCCTTTTATTAAAATCAACCCAGCTGGATTCTCTATTAATATAAAAATCAGGATCATCAAATTTAGATTGATTTTCAATTAAATCTTTTTTCTTTGACATAGTTATTATATCTCCTTTTAAAATTTATTTAAACATTGATTATTACCTATAACAATAATATATAAATATAAAATAATTAGAGGAATGCATTAAGCATTCCTCTAATTATTATCCCAATATGCAACTTCATTTTCCCATTCAGGTAAATACTCTTGTAAAACACGCTCACATTCCTGTTTAGCTATATCAACTAATTTTTCATTCGTTAAATTAAAATTATCTCTTTTAAATGTCATTCTATTTTCACTTTCATATTCTGTTGCTGGATGAAAAACAACTATCTTATCATCTTCACAAAATACTTCAAAATATGATAAAATACTATAATAATCTTTTATGGTACATTTAATTTGTTTTCTATTATCAACTTCAATAGAATTAATTTCATAATTAAACCGTCGATTTAAATATGAGGTTTGATTTTTTACATCTATTAAAATTCTAACTCTACCGTAATTATCACATATAGTTTCCTCATTTTTAAAGTTTTGAAAATGAATCCATTGGATAGGTAAAATAGCTGTTGCAATATTTTTTTTAACATTTATAATGATGAAATTTAATTGAACTAATTTATTTATAAAGTCTTTATCATTTTTATTTATAAAAAATTTAGATTCAATTCTAGGAGCAAAAAAACTATTATTTTCATATGCATAAATAATAGTTTTACCTAATGATTTCATTGGTTTAGTTGTTTTATCCATTTTATTTACCTCACAAAATTATTTTTTTTTATTAAACAGCAACTGGTATCTTTATTTGTTTACCAGGCTCATAATTTTCTAAAACAAAATCATCAACAGTGAATTTATAGAAATCTTTTACTTCTGGATTTATTGTTAAAGTTGGGGCGGGTTTAGGTTTTCTTTGTATGATTTCTTTTACCAAAGGTACATGTCTGTCATATATATGTGCATCAGCAATAACATGTACTAATTCTCCAACTTCAAGATCACAAACCTGAGCTAACATATGAACAAGTATAGCATATTGACATACATTCCAATTATTAGCTACTAATGTATCTTGTGAGCGTTGATTTAACATTGCATTTAGTTTCTTACCTGAAACATTAAATGTTACATTATAAGCACATGGATATAGATTCATTTCATTTAAATCAGCATGGTTGTAAATATTAGTGATTATTCTTCGACTATATGGATTATTTTTCAAATCAAAAATAACTCTATCGACTTGATCAAAATCTCCTTCTTTATATTTATGCTTAATTCCTAGTTGATATCCATACGCTTTTCCGATTGAACCTGTTTCATCAGCCCAACTATCCCAAATTTTACTATTAAGTTCTTTTATATTATTTGACTTTTTCTGCCATATCCATAATAATTCATCAATACAAGCTTTTAAATTAGTTGGTCTTAATGTTACTATTGGAAATTCTTTACCTAAATCATATCTATTAACAACACCAAATTTTTTTATAGTGTGTGCGATAGATCCGTCTAACCATTTTGTACGTACAACTTCACCTTCAGTAGTTGTACCATTTTCAAGTATATCATTACACATATCAATAAAAATTAAATCCGATCGACTCATTTTTTTTACCTCGAAGTTTTTTATAATTGCCAGAATACAATATCTTTATTCTGGATTCCAACATTTTTTGGGTATTTAGTTATTTCAGCCCAATTATTAAAAAGGATTTCATTGTAGTTTGCATATAAATTCACAATATCTTTCCATAAATTATATCTATTTATCATATACGTTTTATTTTCATATAACCAATGTATTGGTGATTCACAAATATTTCCTACACATGACAACAAATCATTTGGAAAAGCATACATTTTTCGTAATGGAATTTTTAAGTGTGAAGCTTCTAATATAAAATCTCCATTTTTTTGAAGATTAATACACATATTATAAACCTGTACCTTATCATGTTTTATCCCATCACTTAATATAGCTTTACAATCCTTATCTTTTATTTTATTCCAGATATCTAATAAATGTGAATGAACCATATCAATTTCTTCTATATTTACAATAAAAAATGGTAAATCTTGAGATATATATTCTGCATCTGTTCTAATAGTAAAATGTCTTAATTTAAAAGCGAGATTTAGAAATTCTTTAAAAGATTCAGGTATAAAAAAATTATGTAAATTCAAACCAAGCTGTTTAATTCTTTGCAAGCTTTCTATTTTTTTATACATAATGATCACCCTTTAAAAATTAATTATTTTAATTCTAACACAATTAGGAAAATCTATTATACTTATTCCAGCAATGCTAGAAATTGAATAAGATATAGATATTTGCTTATCATCTTTATCTCCAACAATTATACAGAACTCACTATCTCCTTCTGTATTTAATATTATTTCAAATTTTGAACTATTTGTATCAACATCATTAATTTGTATTTTTTTATTTAAATTGATTTTTTTATTAAAATCAATTTTATCAATTATTTCATCTGAATTTTCTATATCTAATAAAATCATTAATTTTTCATCTTTATATTTTAAAATTTTATATTCTTTCATGTTATTTTTCTCCTTTTTATAGATTTAAATATTTGTTTTTCAATAAATAAAAATACATTAGACCTAAATCTAATGTATTTTTATTGTTATTTTTCTTCTTCGAAATTAAATATATCTTTAAGTAAATTATTAAGATAGAATATATTTATATGGTTAATAACTCTATATGTTGAAGCAGTATTAACCTTTTTTGTCATTAAATCGAATGTATTATAATCAATTGTATATTCAGTATCATATTCTAATGGAATATTATCTTTTATTACAATTGTTTTTATTAATACATCTAATGGAATACTATTATTGATATGATATTTTATTGCAGATATTAAACTTTGATTAAATAAATCTCTAATATTGGTTATATCTGGTGAATTATCATCTTCAACTTTATACATTGATGATGAATATAAATTCCAACCAGCTGGTAATTGTGCATCAAATAAATTACTTACTGTAAAAATTGGTATTATTGTATTTTCTGCTTTAATTGACATATCAATATCTGTTATGATATTTGGTGTTTCCGTAAAGTAATAATAAAGCCCTCCGGCATTAAATTCAGTTGAAACTGTCCAATTAATTGCAAAAGTATCAGATACAAAATTCTTTTTATTACCATCATCTATATTTAAACCAGTAAACATAGTATCAATATTAACTGGATAATATCTAAAAAATTCATCTAATCCTGAAGAATTCTTTAATTTATAAGTTATAGGTGAATTTGCTTTACTATTAGCATAATCTAAGAAATCTTTCACACCTGTATTTTCTGTATATAATGGAACTCCAGAGTCTTTACTTAAGATTCCAAATAATTCTTTAGGTATAAAACTCTCTAGAGCCGTTTGAATAAAGAAGGGATGTTCTTGACGCACTCTATTTTTCAAATTAATAAATTGATTTATTTGTTCCATATTCGATTCAACTATAACAGTTACATCAAAAAACATCTTTAATCTATTTAATAAATATTTAATATGAATACCTTTATCTTCATCAGAAAAAAAATCTTGTAAGTTAGTGAAATCTAGATCTAAATATTGATCAGTAATACGTTGTGTCAATAATGTACCAAAAAGAAAATTATCATTTTCACTAACTTCTATCCTGGGTCGAATTATCAACATTGGTTTATTTTTCTTTAAAAATTCTTGTTTTGTATTTTGAAATATATTAAATTGTCTATAAGCAACGGTTGAAGATATATGAACAGTTTTGAAATAATTCTTAGGGAATAATTGTTTTATGAATTCAGTTATAAAAGCTGTTACATTACCATATGTATGAGCCATTGATGTCGAGGCCATTGCATATTCCATTTAAATCACCTCACTTGATTATTAAATAATTGTTGAATAAAGACAAAAAAATAAAAAGGATAAAATTGATTATCCTTTTTATTTATATATTTTTATTTAAGATATTTATCAGTAAATTTTTTCGATCTTGTGTTATGTTTGTATATAATAAGTTTATCATTAGATTCTTTAATATCAACAATATCCTTATTATTTATTGTTATATCTATCTTATGCGTAGAATCATCTTTATTTTCAACAAATAATATTAATTGAGCTTTTAAGACATCTGTTCCAAAATTTTCATCTATAAATTTTTGAAACTTTTCTGTTAAATCCATATATTTTCTCCTTTGTTTATTATAAATATTATTTAAATGATATTATGATATCATCATCATAATTTTTTGAAACTAGTTTACTAATATATTTATAATCATTCAAAATAGTACTTTTTGTATTTATTCTTACTATAAATCTTTTATCTATTTTAACCTCAGTTTTGACTACATAACTTTTTCTGTTATACATTCTTTTCTGAGATTTTTAAATTCAGAAGAAATTTCATATAATTTTTCAAGAAACTTATTTGTCATCATTTCACCTCATTCTTTTTTATTTTAATAACCCATATTGAGAATTTATTAAAAATTTATTTTGATTCATTTCTGTTATTATTTGTTGTTTAACGTCTTTTTTATGTTTACCACGTAACATTGTTAACTTATGCATTTTTCTATAATTATTACGATTTTTCTTTAATTGCTGCTTTAATTCTTTTTGTTTTTCGAAAAAATTATCTAATAAAACCGAATTATTCATTTTTTCATCTCCTTTAAATTATTCAGTTTTATAATATATAAATAAAAAAATAATAGCTTATTCTTATAAGCTATTATTTTTTGTTATTACATTATATCTGGTATTATTAATATTTTCCGAGCATAACCTGTAGCATTTAAAGTTTTACTATTACATGCAAAATTTACATATAAATCTTTGGATAATTTTAAATCAAACGTATATACATAAACTTGTGTTTCTATCTGATAATTAGATGGAATAACAAATTTATGGTCTGCTAATATTTTGACAGTGCTAGATTTATTTGTAAACGTTACAACTTGTTGTCCTAGATCAGTATATTTAGGTATAGTGATAGTAACCTTATAAGTATTTTTATGTTTACCTTTAATGTATGTAATTGTTGGATTTTCATATTTCTGTTGAATTGTGATGTTACCTGTTATTTTTAGCATAATATCATTATAGTCTTCATCAGAAATATCTTTAGGCAAATCTTCAAACCCAATATTCCATTCTTCAGATCTAAGTTTAAATATTTTAGCGTGTCTTTTCTTATCTGAATTACTATCTAAAGTTCCGGTTTTATAGATTTGACCTGTTGGTGTTTTTATATAAAGTATTATTTTCTGTCCTTTTGTAAATGTATTTTTAATTGTAAAAGTTGTATTAACTTTGGTGTCATGGCCTTTACCTAACTTTACATAGTTTTTACCATTCATATAACCAAATTCATTATTATAACTGGCATCGGAACCTAGAAAAGTTATAGTAATATTGTTGTAATTATCATTACAAATAAGTTCACTACCTATCCAATTTTCAGGTATTGGTGTTGATTTATCAGCGAAAATAATCTGTGGCGAAATTAGACAACAAAGTATCATGATGATTGATAATACTTTTTTCATAATTTAAAACTCCTTTACTACTTTACTTCTTTTTTTTAATATTAACAGATTAATATATACTTATTATTCTGTTAATATTATTATTTTAAAACAAAAAAATAAAAAAAAAGAAGAATAAATTTTTATTCTTCTTTTTTTATTTACTTATTTAATAATCGCTGTGCTTGTTTTAGCATCCCATGTAGTAGTTAAACCTAATGCATCACCTATTTCTCTCGCAGCACCATATACTTTTCCATCTATATTTTTAACCTTTGATATTTGCTTACCGTTTATAAGTAGGGTTAATTCGGCATTTTCTATTGCCTTATTAACACTAACTGTTTTAGTATTGGCATCCCATGTCGTTACTAATCCTAAAGCATCACCTATTTCTCTTACAGCTCCATAAACTAATCCATCAATGTTTTTAACATCAACAATATTTTTATCATTGACTACTAATGTAACCTCCGATTTCTTTATTTCAGGTGTAACAGGAACTGTCTGTACTACAACAGTAGCTTTATTTAGAGCATCTAATGTTACAGCATCAATTTTCCCGGTTGAAATCAATTTTGATTTTGTTTGAAAATCTTTTAATGCATTAGTACTCATTGTACCAAATACACCATCAACCACTAAATTAAATCCACATTTATTTAATTTAGTTTGTATATCTTTATAATATGTAAGCATTTCATTTATCTTTGTTTGTACCTCAGCTCTGAACATATCAACTGTTCTTCCATATTGACTAAAATAAGAAGTTGGGTCTGTATGACCACCTTTTACATTATATTGAATTGTAACTTCATGATGGGATCTTAAATTCTCTTTAGTTACAATAGTAATACATGGTGTAATAACTTGTGTAAATAAATGTGCAAATAACCAAGTAGCTCTTTCCCAAGTTTCTTGGAATTTAGCTTTATCAGTATTAACATGACACATTTCAACACCTATATGAGTATTATTCGGTGCAGCTGCACAATGATTACATTTTTCATTCCAAGGTGCAGTTTGTCTTATGGAATCATAATCACAAAAAGCATGTGCTAAGACAGTGCCTAAATCATTATTATTAAAATAAGCAGCATTTCCTTGATCTGTATCATTGTTTCCTGCTGTTTCATGTATAATACCACCGATAGGATTCATAGCTCTGTATGTTCTATTTTTACCTGAGAATTGTTGAATAACTTCATACATTTTCATATAAAGTCCTCCTTAATTTTTTTATATATTTGTTGGATTATTATGAAAAATTAATTATTGTATAAAATTCAAACGTTAAATTCTAATATATGGATATATATTATAAATATGATATTAAATAAATTATAATAAATTTTAAAAATAAAAAAGGAGACTGATTATTATGAAAAAAATTATTATTGTAACATTAATGTTATTAGTTATTTTTATAATTTCTGCTTCTGTATATGCTGATGTCCAGATTAAAACTAATGAAAATATTAATGTTTTATTTTCATGTCATTGGTCTACTTGGGCAAAAACAGATAAACATCAACTAGAAGCAACAGTAAAGAAAGAATTTAATAAAGATTCATTAACTTCAAAATTGATTAATGACATAATTATTATTCAAAATTATATAAACACTTTAAATACACAATTTTATACTACTAAATCAGGTGCAAAAGTTTTTGAACCAATTGTATCCGCTAAAATAAGTATACTTAAAAATGCAATTTATCAACGTCAGCTATTAATAAAAAGTATAACTGAAAATACAACAGATAAATATATTTATTGGTCACAACAATATGTCGATATTAATGATTTAAAAAATTATTTTATTGGTAATCAAATTTCTAAAGATCCTAAATACATAAATACTTTCTATAATGATTGTATAAATGTCTTAGAATCTAAAGTATTACCAAAAAATTTAGTTAAAGATTTGAAAGTATATATTTTGCCTTTTGAACTAAAAAATGGGCAAATTGATAATCAAAAATTAACTGTAACAACACCGATTGATGGATATGAAACTGGTTTATATGTTGAAGGTAAAGAAGAATCTATTGTTGTAACAATTAAAAGAATAGATGCATTATTACATGAACTAGGACATGTTTATTTTGATGAAATAATGGGTTATAATACCGATATATCATTAAAAAATGTTTTAGTTCAAAATATGGATTTATGGAAGAAATATGTTGACTTATATCCATCAGCTGATTTGGATTATGCTGTAAATACTAATAGAATTTGGGATACTTCATTATATGAAAGTTGTGCAGAAGACTTTAAGATGTATTTTGCTAATAAGATCAAAAATGTAAGTAACAATGGACTTAATATTTTAAAATCAACATCTAAGATGACGATATATGATTATAGTTCTGAATTTCCAAACTTTATTGAAGAGCTTATGGAAACAAAAAAGATATCAATTAAACAATCATTTCCAGAAATCAGAATTGGTACAAATACTAATGCTACATTATATGGGAGCACATTATATACTAAGAATTCTACATTAAATATCAAAAATTTAAATAATAATTGTTTGTTTAAATTTTATGGGGTTGATATAACATATAATGAAGAAACTACTGCAATTGACAATGTAAATACTGATACTATAATGGTTCAATTAGACCAATCAGGAACATACAAAATTGACATTTATGTATACAGTATTGATGGTAGTCAATCATTTATTTATTCAACATGTAATATCATAAAATTATAAAAAAAATAAGGGAAAATATTTTCCCTTATTTTTTTTATATTATAATAATATACCTCCATTGTTTATTATACTCCTTATCATACCCTATTAATTATAACTAATAATAACAATGTTATACTAATCGTTGTTAACATTTGAAATAATCCTAATTTGAATTTTATATCAAAATATTTTTTTTTAATATCATTAGTTATTTCTTCATCAGACATATATACATTCTTAGATAAATTATAATAATCTACTCCAAGGATTGGTATAACTAAATTTTCATTTACATATTTTATTAATTTTTTATAGTTTTTTTTACTAATTTCAGTCATAACATTTCTCCTTTAATAAATTTAAAAAAGAAAGAGGTTTTAAACCTCTTTCTTATATATTATTAAATTCAAATAAACCTATAGCTTGGTCTTTTGTTAAATTAAATGCATTATTAAATAAGCCATCATTTCTACTAATTGCCATTGCCTTTCTTGGATTAAATGTTTTATCAAAAGCTTTTACAACTTTTTTAACTTTGAGCGATATGATATTTAGAATATCTCCATCAAACACTTTACCTTATATTTTCATATAAGAGTGGACTATATCTTCATCCAGTATTTCTTTTTTAAATACTGGAGCCATGCACTTCCAGATTTAGCATACAAACTAAACTCGTACTCTACTCATTCATATAATAAATATTTAATATTATACAAATTTTTGATAGTCTCTAGATCTGTTCCTATTATCTTTAATAAATTATTATACTTTTCATTTTTTGATTTTTTATTTATACTTTTTCGTTTTTCTTCATCAAAATAAAATACATAATATTCTTTGATTCTACATTGATTTCGTAAAGCTTTCTTAACTTTATCTTTACTCATTCCAATGTAATCACCAAATAATTTTCCACTATCTGCAATAATAAATTCATTATCTTTGATAGCAATAATTTTATTTGATTTTTTTCTTTTAGTTTCAGCTTTTTCTTTTAATCCTATATGTGATTTTTTCATTAATTCTCTAGTTGTATCATTTAATTTCTCTTTTAAATCACCTTTTCTTGAATTATAACCAAATTCAGGATCATATGATTTATATTTTTCTATATAATATTTTTCTTTTTCATTAAGTTCTTTAGGATTAAAAGCTGAATCTAAAATAATTGTTTCAAAATTTTCATAACCAACTTCATTAATAATTTTGGTTAAAAGAAAATTATATCTTCTACTTGATGAAGGTTTTCGATTCTTATGTTCATTCATTCTTCTTTTTAAATTTACTGTTTGACCAATATAAACTTTATTATCAATTATATTTTTTAACATGTAAATTACTCCATAAGGTTCAATTTTAATAAACATAAAAAATCACCTCCATTTTTTTAATTTAAAAAGTATAAAAATAATAATAGGACTTGACACGGATATCACCTGCTATCCATATTTCAGGACCGTAGGTTCTCTTACGAAGCTTATTCGCTTATGGACTAGATTACTATCTAGGCTTATAATTGTCATATAAGCAATCTTATTTAACTTCTACCGTTAGCAAGAGTTAAACTCTCACACCGCTTGTTAGGCGTTCACATGGAACTTAAGTATGATATTACTATCATCTCGGACTTTGTTACAAATCCGCATTTAAAACATTTAATATTTGAATAGGTAATGACATTGTATAGTCATCTTTATATTCATCTTTAATATCTACAACTTTCATTAGAAGCATCGAACCATAATTTATCGTCGGATTTCTATTAATTATTACATGGGGTTTTCTTTTTTTAATTAAATATTTCATAATTTCATATATTTTTCTGTTAAAACTAATGGTAGCTCTAAACCACTGATCATATGCTTCATTTTCAGATATATCACTCATTTGAGATATATGAGCAATAATTTCATATTTATATAATTCTAAGAAAGTTAAATAACCTAACTTAACTTCATCAACACGTAAATCTGGATCAGGTATTATAACATTTCTAGCACTAAAATCAATACGCCCACCTAATATGTTTTCTCGAATCATAAATTTTCACATAGGTCGTTATTCTATGCAGTTCTTTATGAACTTCCCTAAGTTTCCTTAGGATATAAGACTATATCTTCATCCATTATTAAAAGTTATAATTATAACTTATACTTGTCCAATTGCGTCGTGTTTTAATTTTACTAATTAATACAATTAGAGCTTTTTCAGAGCATGAATCTTTGATTAATTGAAAATTTTGATACAATAAGTCTATTATTTCTATTGGTGTTTTTTTATTTTGAAGTTGTTTACAAATAAATTCAATATGTTCATTTTTATATCTTGATGTTTTAGTATCTTCACCGGTAAAATGATATGTTAAACCTGTTTTAATTGAATGCTGAACATTTTCCATTCTAGTAACCCATTCTAAATTTTCAAAATAATTTGATTTAAATTTCTTGTTATTAATAATTTCAACATATTTATGATTAACTTCATTTCGAATTTCAGGCTCATCATTTTTTATAAAATGTATTGCAACTAATCTATGAATACTAACATATCTTTTTCCTGTATTTGATCTAAGATATGTTTGTTCATAACCTTTATAATTAACAAAAGTTTTTATTATACGTCCTGTTTTTTTATTTCTTATTTCACCATAATTAGATATTTGATATCTATCTAGGATTATATCTTTATATATAATATCTTTCCATTCTTTTTCTTTCTTAATCCAAATAACCAAATTTTCACACTCCTTTCTTTTTTTAATAATGGAGCTTTCCATTTCAGACTCACTTAAGTCTTACTTCCTATAAAGGAATAGTCGTTGAACTTTTTATTAGCTGCTGATTACCCAATATTAATTTAATCTCTAAGGGACTCCCAGCAATTAAAAGAGTTTTTTATTACATGTTGCCATGTAAGGTCACATCCAATTTTTTATGACCATCCTTCTGATTAATTTCATTAAATACTAATGTCCATAGATCCATTATTTTCTTCTGTAATGAATAGATCTTAGTTGGATTATCCATTTTTTTACGTTTTCTCTTAGATTGAACAACACTGGTGGCACCTTCATTTATAGATCTAACCAAGGAAAAGATAACATTATATTTTTTGTCAATAGGTGTATAAGAGAATGATTCTCCTTTAAAAGCTACAGGTCTTAACACAGAAGAATAAACTGGAATACAAGAAGTAAATACTTTTTCTTTTTCTTTTAAAACATCAGTTATTAACTCTAGTTTATCTTTCTTTTTCTTCTTAAAATATTCCATGATTTCTTCAAATCGTTCTTGGAATTCTAACATACCAATACCTTTAAAAGGATTTTTAGATTTTTTGTCTAATAAGATACCATCACGGGTGATTTCTTTATCAAATTCAATCATTTCAGTGAACATTTTTTCACCAATAATAGATCTTATCATTTTGTAAAATATAGGTTGTATAACCTTATATTTTTTTAAAATTATCCATCCGGTTATTTTTAAATCTACATCTCTAAATACAACTTTAGTTTTACAAATAGGACATATTTCTCCATCATATAGACGACCAATGGTTTCACGACATTTACAAGAATACCTATCAGCAAATGCATCATCATCACCATAATCTGTTGCAAATAATGGAGAATGAATTCCGTATAAAGATTTTTCCTCTTTTCCTTTGAATCCAGGTTCTTTTATTTCAAAACCTTTATCAAATAAAAAATCTCTTCTACATTCTTCATCCCAATTTAATTTAACTAATTTAACTTTAAAATCTTTCTCTGTGACAGTAAAATAATCTTCAAGCATTTTATCGTATTTGTCTGGCATTTACTCACCCCTTAAATGGTATAATTGATTTTAATAATGATGTTGTCATATTTCCCTCCTTTATTATAAATATTTGTTTTGATAAAAATAACTTTTTAAATATTGTAAGGATCTTTATAAAGCATCACATGCTCATCAAAATTTGATTATTGATATTTTAATAATATATAAATATAAAAAATATTAGAAAGTAATAAAAACATAAATAAATATTAGGGTATTCTAATATTTATTTATGTTTAATTTAATTAAATAACTAATTCATTAATATTTAATTTTGTTAATTTTGAACTTGTATCATGGAATTTCTTCATTGAAAGATTTAATAGTGTTGATGAAATTCTTGCCGCTGTTAATCCTATATTAACAATATCAAGTTTTTCATACATTTTTCCAGCACATATGGAACATAGCTTATCACCAATACAATACATAGGGGATCTCATTTTTACTTGTTTTCCTATATAATTTGTAATATTTTTATCATCTAGAAGTATTAATTTTGTTCCTTCAATTATATAACGATAAATAAAGTCTTCTTGATTTTCTTTAGTTATAATAATATTTAAGTATCCTTTTGTTCCACAATTTGATCCACTTTTATCTAATGTTATAGCTTGTAATGCTGCTATTATTTGTTTACTAAAGTAACCTGAAACAGCAGTTCCGATTGCTTTAGGATAAGCACCAGTTATTATAGCATTACCATAAGCGGCTAATTCTTCTTTTCTTATTCCTTCCATGAAGTTAGATTCAACAATGTCAAACTTCCCTGTTGTTGGATTAAATATAGATCCTTTCATAGCCGAAATATTCTTAAAGTTATTATTAAAGGATCCTCTTGCACCTGATTTATATAAATCTAATCCTGTATCTCCAGATAATTTTTGATTTGCTAATGCTAATACATCTTTTTCAATGTTAGCAGCTGTTATAACATCTCCGGCTTTTAACTTTTCCCTATTGGCTTTTATTAATTTATCACGTAAACTAATAACATCTTTATTAGGTTTTAAAGTATTCATTGTAAATGAACCACAAATTACTGCATGAAATTGCATAGATAACCATTGAAGTCTATTAAAATAATTAGTCATAGCTTCAACAGTTATTGAATCATTTAAAAGTGCTTTAGACAATATATTTTCTATATTTTCTAATTCTTTTTTATCAATTGGTTTATTAATATATCCTAAAACATCTTTTAAGTCTCTTTCTATAATTAATTTATTAAATATAAATTGACCGGCAGTTGTTGTTACTCTTGTTTTATTAAAATATTCATTCGGTAAAAGATCAAAAGAATCCGTTGGCTGCATTAATGCTGGGATATGATTAACTTTTTCATTTTCTTTTTTAACATTATCAGCAAATAATTTTAATAATAAAGAAAAAGTAATATCTTCAGGTTTTAAAAATAATAAGTCTTTTTTTTGTTTTTCTGTTAACTTAGCCAATTATATCACCACCTAACTTAAGTTTTTATTATATGTTTGTTTACAAAGAAAAAAATAAAAAAAAAGAAGATAAATAAATATCTTCTTTTTTATTTATTATCTTTTCTTCATCATGTAAATATATGCAATTGGAAAACATAAAGCAAACAATAATATTGATATTATTAAATCAATTATAAAATTACCATCTGCTATATCTATACTGATTAAAATAATTCCTGTAATTATACCTAAAAAACATGCTATTAAAATTAAATCATTTCTGATTTTCATAAATGTAAACCTCCTAGTTTTATATTTATTATTTATTAAACATCAATAAAAAATTACTAAGTATTGCTTGATCTTTTTCTTTAACCTGTATTGTATTTATTGGTATCTCTAAAATGATGTCAAAAAGATCTTGAGTATTAATTTGCTTAGAAAAATTCGTAATTAAAACACCGCATATTTTTTCAGTTTCTAAATCTTTTAAAAGACACACACCATCTTGTTCAGCTTCAACGTGAGAACATTTTGGTGTTTCTTTTGTGAAAATAATGGTCATGTTGTCATGTTCTTTATCATATTTAAAATTCATAATTTATTCCTCCTTTTTATTTATTAAATTAAATTTACCTGCTGCTGCTACCAATAACTTTTCCTTCACTATTTAATATTAATTTATCAAAAGATATTACATGATTCCCTATAAAATGTGCGATATTAATTATTTTATTTCCAATAAAACCTGCCGTATATATTACTTCTTCTTGATTTGCATGAGTTATAGCATTATAATCATGAGGTATAAAATTTATAACGCCATTAATATCTGTATAAAATGTCATAAAATCGGTCGAGTTATCTTCTTTTACTTCTTTATCATTTACACCTAAATACGTAAAAACATCAGGATCTCTAACAATAATTTTATATCCTAATGTGTTTTTATCTACATCATAAATATATTTATGAATATAAATATGAAATTCTCCACATCTTGGATATTTTTTAACCTTTTCAATAAAATCACTAAATGAAATTTCTGTTATTGTTTTTGGTTCCATTATCATTATCTCCTTTTTAAATATTATTATTATAAAGTAAGTTCACATTTGATAATTTGTTTAACTCGTTCTAATACAAAAGTATTAATTTCTTTATTTGGTTTTTTAGAGTGATAAATACTTTTTAATTTCGTTATTTTATACATGAAATGGTTGAAAGTTGTTAAATATGATTCATAAGGATATAAACCATGTTTTATATCTAATAACATTTGTCTATTATTAGATCGTCTTAGACAATCACCAAAATTATCAAAAGAAACTGTATAATCTTCTAAGAATTTCAAAACTCTGATTGAATGCATTGCTTGTTTTGTATCATAACCGAACTTATTTATTATATCAGTATTATTTTCTGTTTTATTTAATGAGACTTTTAATATTTTCATCTTTTATTTCATCGAATATTTTGTTGTGCATTTCTTATTCTCCTTTTTTAATTAAACTCTAATTCTAAATCACCTGCTAATAATTTAACTTCTTTTATATTGTAATGAGTTTCCTATGAACTGTTATAAGATAACCAATACTTGAATTCATATGATTAGAATATATTTCAATTTCTTTTTATAGATTAAATCTTAAATAGACATGATTTTTATTAACTTTTTCTATTGCATCTATTATGACTGTTGAAATATTTTCTTGATTATTTTGCTTTGAAAAATTGATTATAAAATTATCTGCTGTTTTATTTAAAAATGTCATTTCATTTGCTTTAACATGAAGTATTGATATAATATCTTGTATGTTCATTTATTATTCTCCTTTTTTAATTATTATAATAAAATAATATATAAATAAAGATAGAGTTGGGAATTCCCAACTCTATCTTATGTATTTTATTATTCTTTTATTTCAATTGTTATTGGTTTCTTATATTGTTTTAATAAATTCAGAGCTATTTTTTTATTATTCTTTAATTCAACATTTTTTATTTTCTTCTTCATTATATCTTCTATTACCTTCTTCCCTATTTTAATAATTTCTTCTTTATTACTTAAAATACGTTTGGCTTCTGGCCAAAAATAATCTTCAGTATAATTATAAATGATATTATGTTCATGTTTATAGAAAATTTCACCTTCACATTTTATTTTCATAACTAAACTTTTAAGTTTATAACCACGATCATGTTTATCAGTTTTTATTTTTAATTTAATTTTAAATTTCATTTTATTCTCCTCCAATATTTTTAATAACCTTTTTCAAAAAAGATATCTTCTATAGATCCACAAAATCATACAACAGAAGTTGGTGTTGCTTTTTTATAATGCTTTTCTAATATTTCAACAAATTTGTTTAAACCATTCTGTGTAAATATATTAAAACAAGCTATTGTCTTATCATCATCTATCCAATCTAATAAAATTAATAAATCTTTATCAACATTTTTTATTTCTTTTATAAATTCATCTTTAAACTTTTGTGATATTTTCCAATAAGATTCTTCTCTTGTAAAATGAAACAAAACATTATTTATTTGAATAACACCGTCATATTGTTTTGGATAAGTATCACCTTCAAGTGTTATTAGTCTGTTTCCTAATTTTGATTGTTCTATTTCTTTAATAATTAATTTATTATTTGTCACTAGCCAATTTGTCAAATATGGTAAGTATTCTCTTTTTTTGTTTATGTACATACAATCATTAAATACATTTAAAAATTGTTCTTCTATTTCTTTTGTTGGTCTCCTTGTTAAGTTTGCTATATATGATGAATTACAACATTTTACAAGTGTATAATCAGAAATATTTAGATATTTTGTATTCATCCAATCCTGATTATCTAATAAATAATGATGTTCAAAACATAATGCAGCATCATCAACATCTTTTATCATTTTATTTTCTTCTTCAGTAGGTGTTCTTCCTACAAATTTAGTATATATTAAATCTTGTATGGTTTTTTCTATTTCATGATAATTTGTTAAATATCTCTTTAATGGTCTAGGTATATCACAAAGATATCCTTCAGATGCATCATGTAATAACCCCATAAAACATACTTCTATTGGAAATTTCCTAGCTTTCATTTCATAATAAACCATTAATGAATGTTGTGCAACACTATAAAACTCATCAGTATGACCATTAAATCTACAAATTTGTGTTAAAGCATGTGCAATATCTTTAATATCTATTTCCTCGGGTTTTGGATCTAGTGGATAAAAATGTGCTCCACTATTTGTACCTATAAAATCACCTTTTCTCATTTTTTTTATTCCTCCTCAGAAATTTTTTCAATATAATAAAGACTGGGTATAAACTCCAGTCTTTATTATAATATATATATTTTTTTTATTAATTAAATGTTATATCGTAACTACATTCTAAACATTCAGGGTTATATATGTATAAGCTTTGTCCTGCTCTTGAAGTACTACGTATGTCTTTAGCAAAATCATCAACACCACATAGACTCCTACTAACAATAACATCAACTTTATGTACTTCAAGTACTTCTTTATGATGTGTATGAGCAGTAAATATTTTATATGGTTTCAATGGTAACATCATTGATAGATTTTGAGCAACCTTATCATTTTTATCTCTGTCACCATGAATTGCAAATATATTATGATTACAAATATTAGCTACAAGTATTTGATCATCATATTGATTATTCATAATAACAATATTTTTTATATTTTGTAAACTTGCCTGTAAAACATCAGGGAAAAGTAATTCAAAGTTTTCTCTATCCAATGCATCTGTTTTTTTCTCAGTAACCCTACTATGATTTCCATAAGTAGAATAAAAATATAAAACCTCAACTTTTGCAGCTAATGTTTCTAATATATTAGATATTAATTGCCATGAAATCCTGAATTGTTGTATTACATCAACTTCAGCAACTATTCTTGTACTAGTATGTATAACTCCATGAAGTATATCTCCTAAATTCATAACATGTAATTTCTTAACATTATGTCTTTTGATATAACTAATAGTTTTACTTACTAAATCTTGTAATCGTTGCCTTTGAATTTCAAGACTATATGCATTCCAGTAATTTTCAACCTTTAATCCTGTATGCCAATCTGCAAAATTTAATTGTGCCTCTGTTACACTATCAATATTTTTTATATCAAATGTAAGGGGCGTTATTGGTACATTCATTTCTTTAATAACCTTATTATAGAAATAATCTTTTTCTCTATATTTATTTAATTCATTCTTCATATCTTCGATTTCTTTAGCTTGTAACCGAAGAAAATATTGCTCTTTCTTTTTTTCAATTGATCTATCGACTAACTCATCGATATTACCATTCATAACTTCTTCATCTATAAATGGTACATCATCATGGGTTATAGAGAATGCATTTTTTATTACAATGAAATCCCTTCTTGTAATATCTAATCTATAGCATATTTGATTTATCGTAAGTTTTTCACTACAATAACAATCTTTTATTTGTTTTAATTTTTCTTTTGTTAAAGTAATTTCTCTTGTTTTACCAAATTGATTTTTGGCAAAAATTATGTAATGATCACCTAAATCTTTAAATTTAGGTTTTCTTTCTTCTTCACCTTCAACAACTTTAACTTTTGGTTCAATTTCTGTTGTATTTTCTTCAATTACTAATTCAGGATGAGATTTTAAATAACGAGATAATATATAGACAACAGCATTTTTTGTTAATCCAAATTTCTCTCCAATATCTTTATACGTCATTCTTTTAGTTGGATCATTTTCATGAAATAATTTACCTTGTTTTGATAAAAGACATAATCTTACAATTTCTTCTCTGTTTGGGTTTGGTTGTCTCATCAAAAATACACTTCCTTTTTTACTCTATTTTTAGAAAAAAATTAATCATTTAAAAATTTTTGCAGTATTAATCAATATTTGTTTTAATTGATCATTTATTTTAAATCTTTCAGAATTTTTTTCTATAGATTCCATAATATTACCATTATCATGTCTCAAACAAGCAGCTTCCCAATCACAAATCATTTCAATTAAATCTATAAGTGTCATACCATTTATTCCATCTTCATGATTTTCTGGATGATGAGAATTATTAGCATAATGATGATCTAATGCAGGTTTCATCTCTTTCAAATAATTCTTATATTCATCACTCATATATGTACAATCTTTTAACTTCTTTGTATAAATTGCAAATATCTCCTTTTCCGGTGATTCTAATTTACTTTTATCGTGATTTTCAGCTCTTTCATCAAGTAAAGTTATAATTTCTTGTATAAAATTATTTACATTATTTATATGTTTTTTAGTTTCCTCAAGACTTTCTTCCAAATCTTTTTTATTATTTTTATTATTAAAAAAGCATACTATTATTCCTTTCTTTCAATAAATTTTATTATCAATCTGTTATTTATAAAATTAAATAATATTTTTTTAGAAAAAAATAAAGGCTTAGATTAAAATCTAAACCTTAAAAAGCTTTTTACTAAGAAGTTCTATATCTTTATCACATGACAAAAATATCATGAATGATACTAATAGCTTCAGATATTATCTTCGTCGATGAATAACAAAGAGCTGTATTAATACCGATTGCATAATTGTTTATTATTATAGAGTTTACTCCTGGAATTTGTCTTATTTGTTTTACCATTTCTGTCCCAATTTCATTTAATTTATCCTGATTATAATTGACACTATAAAATTCTGTGACATTAAAATTATCATTTACAATTCGTCAATTAAATGTAATAACTATATGCTCTAATTCTAATTTATTTACTTTTGTATGTATTTGTATATTAGCATAATCTTCTTTTGATTTTGGCGGTACTTGAAATTCAGAATTTTTTATGCTCATATTTTCACCTCATAAAAATAGATTATACCCTCGTTAACAATAAATAAGAAGATTTATTTACCTGTTAAAGCTTTCCAGCTCTATCGGTAGACTCTGAGAAATCTTTCAACTGTTCATATGTCATACCATTGATCAAAATACGTTTCCATTGTCCATCTATAAATTGTTCGACGGTTGTGTTGAATATGTAATTCTGTGCACTTATCTTTTTTGCTTCTTCAATACTATCACACCTTGCAATAACACTTGGCTTATTTTCAAAGTAGTCATCTTCGTTTATTACTCTAAATGGTTTTTGATCATCTGGTATTTCATTTAATATCTTTAACATTAGGCTCCCATATTCTGCAACTTGTTTAGGAGTAGAATAAACAACTTGTTTTTTAATGTTTTCATATTCTTTTCGAACATCAACCAAATTGTTTTTCTTAAATTGCTTTAATAATATATAGTGGTCAATTGTTGTAATAATGAATTTGGCGAATTTATCCTCTGGTTGAGGGCATTTTTCAATCCAGAATTCTTTACCGTTTCCGTTGTAATAGAAATAACCTTGATTGATACTTAGCTGATCCCATAAACATTCATCATCTGTATATGATTCTGTGTCAATAAGTATTTCGTCATTTTCTATATAGGCTTGATAACATCTGTCATAATCAGACAACATTTGTTTGATATGCTTGCTTTGCTTCCAAAAGGATTACCTCTTTTAATTTCATGAACTCTGACGAACTTACCTTTTTGTAATAAAGTTTTTGAAATAATCTGTAAAATCTTAGGTAGATTCTCTTTACATATTTTAAGTTTTTTCATTAATTAACACATCCCTATTTAAATATTTTGAGATTAAATAATTCTCTTCTTTTTTAATAATTTAAAAAACCTGCCATTCAATTATTCCATCAGGTATATCCTCCACTACTTCGCAAGAAGGATAATCTTTTTGATAAAATGATGATAAAAATTCATTTGCAGATTTTCTATAATTAAGTCGATCTTCATTATACTTTTTAATATCTTGATGTATATCACCTATTCTGTAGATAACTTCTCCAACCATACTTGTTGACATATGGAGTGTGTTGTCTTTTTCATCAACATATAAAGAATTTAAGCCATAATATTTATATTGACTATTAAATAGTGGACATACATTTCCATTTGTTAAAATAGCATAACCATCGATGTCTATTGATTGTCCATCATGATCATCAATGATTGTTCGTACATTTAAATCATTAATAGCATGAAGAACTTTTTGTTTTCTTTCTTTAGTTTCAAGCTCTAAAGCTTTATCCCACTCTTCATCTGTTAGTTGTATGTTATCATCATTTACAAGTGTTTTCCAATTAGATTCAGTTATCCTCATAAAATATCACCTCTATGGTTCACATAATTTATTTAGATTTTCTGGAAAATTATCTTCTCCAAATTTAATATATTTTTTTAATGATCTTGAATATACGCCAATATATCTTAATTTAACTGAGTCTTTAAATTTGTCATAATTTGTGTATAAAAAATCATATGATGTAAAAGAATATAAATAATCTGCACAATACATTAGTAATATAATTTCTTTTTTCAATTCATCATTAAAAACATATTGACCGTCTATAATTTTTGATGTGATATTTACAACATCTCTAATAAATCCAAAAGATACATTTGCAAATCTCTTATAATTTTCTATTGAAATTTCATTATTTATATTATTATCAATGATTTCATTGACATTTTGTTGTAATAATTTCAATGCTGCTTTTAGAGTTTCAAAATCATTATTATTGATATATTCTATCGTTTGATTAATTTTTAATTCTAATAAATCTTTTGTCAACATATTCTTATATCCTAATTTTAAATATAGATCTTTCGTTACTACTTATATGACACAATAGTCGGACTCTACAAATTTAATTTCTTTGAAGTTTGGGATTTCTTTTGCACAAATATTACTGTATTTGTTTACTAAACAACCAGATTTTCCGATAAGATAACCCGGTGAAGATACACATATTGTTAAAATTCATGTAAAATGAGAATATTTAAACTGTATAACACCTTCAAAATGGATTTCCTCTTTCCATTGTTTTAATATTTCAGATATATAACTCATTATTTATCAATCTCCTTTTTTATCATAATATTATCCATTCACCAGGAATTTCATTTTCTTTAACATAATAAAGGAATCCTGTTAATGACATATTGTATGTATGATTTGTAACCAATGATCTTACCCTCAATATTGTATCAGATGGTGTTAACTTGCCCCAATAAAGTATTAGTTCTAGAGTAGTAAATATAGTGTTTTTATTTTCCACTAAACTCACCTCTTTTTGCTAATACTGGCTTCATACGTTCACAACCCTCGAAAATTTGATCCACTTCTGGTGGGGCTAATAAGATTCTATCAATTGTACTTTCCCAAAGGTCTACATGTTCAGCATCATCGATATGTCTATTAACACGATTAATATCAGAATATGTCCATAAATGAGGTGATTCATTTTGTGGCCATTTTATTCCTTCAGTTATTTTAATTTTCTCCATTAAGTCATTTATCCTTTGTAATAAATCAGATTGATATGGCAAAGCATTGCATAGATTAAAATGTGTAAAACTATCAGAACCCGATTCTATTATCTTCCAATTAATAAGATTGAATACATTTACATTCGTGCAATAAACATCAATGGAATTAAATATTTGCCTATCATTACTTATGTTTTCATTAGCACGCATTATTGTTTCAGCAACAATAATTGTATTGTATTCTAAATTATACGCAAATATCTGATGTTCATCATAGCCCCATTTTGATTTAAAAGTTCTATCAAAACCTATTTTATATCCATGAATAGGAAGCACTCTTAGGAATTCTTCATATGAAATACCTGAGTAATAATCTTGGTCCACAATTTCCATATCACATAAGATATATTTTTCCATTTCAGTTACACTGTTGATTTTAGCATAACCAGCTTTAACTTTGCTATTTTTTGTTGGAAGTATAACTTTACCAGTATCAGTGAATCCGACAGGTTTATCTTGTTTACCTATTTGTAATAAAATGATGTCACCTTTATTTATTGAATGTCTAATCATAATTTTATTTACCTCTCTTTTCATAAAAATGGAAAATCATTAAGAATATCGTTAAGAGATTTACTGAAAATCTGCTGTTCAACTAAATTCTTAAAATCAGGATCGGTATCAGCCTGAAGCTCTATTTTTTCAAGCAGAGATCGTAAGTTTTCAAGTATAACATTTTTATTTAGTGTTTCTTCAACATGTTGTTCTTCAGGTTTAACATCGAGAAATAATTCTTTGCAATAAGACTGTAATATTCCAAGATCATTTTCAACAAATATGAAGTTACTATTTTCTGATGCATTAATTCTTACATAAGATTTATTTTTTGTTTAACCATAATCAGTATAGCATCCCTCTAAATGTTGAGACCCTATAAATTTAACTAATATGGGTTTGCTAGTAACTTCATACATATCATATCCTAGATATTTTTCATATTCTTCACGTTTATTTCTTTTTGCAAACTCTTTAAACGGAATATGATTTATGAAATATTCAGTTTCCATATTTGTTAATTCATGATCCTGTATATATAATAGTAGTTTTTCAGCTACCTGATTTGTTGTTGAATTACAGCACCAATCAATTATGTGCTTTAGTTTAAAAGATTTATGACAATTTATGTAATTACATAAATTGTCATATTATAAAGGATTTGAATGAGGTTTATTTTCCATAATAACACAACCTTTCATTTTTTATTATTAAATAGATTTAAAGAATATTTCTGTTCCAGATTGATAATCAAATTTATAGTTAAAAGTTCTTGTTCCACAAACAACAGTTGCTATTTTGTCACATTTGCAGTTTACTGGTGGGTTTTCAATAATGAACTTTCTTAGCTGTTGAATAAATTCATGATTAACAACAGGTTTTTCATTAACATAAATGTATCTTTCTTCTACGGGTAATTCAGTAATCTCTTCCCAGAAATCTACTACCCGCATAATTCCTCCACCCATTCCAGCATTCTTAAAAGCTTCCTCTATTGTTTCACCTTGAATTCTTTCAACCTTATTATCGAAAGTGTAATGGACATTAAAATATTTCATAATAATCTCTCCTTTTTTATTTTATCTAAACATTAATGTATTCTTATAATTTTTAGTATAACCACATGATGTATAAAAATAAAGTATTACATCTGTCATATGTTTGTCAAACATTCTATGCGTCCCAACAATTAGTCCTTCATCTTCTTGGCTAGATATAACTAAAGGGATTGATTTATCAATTGTTTCATTAAATTTCTGTATCATTTGAGTACCAATACCTTTATTTTTATATCCTTCTTTGATGTCAATATACCTCATAGCAGTATAAATGCAATCCGGTTGAATATCCCAACATAAGGCGTATTCTTGACAAATATTAATTGAATATTTTAAAATGCCAATAATAATGTCACCATCTAAAGCAACAATGAATTCAACATCATCATTAGTAAAATCGTAACCGCTAAAATAATGAAAATCTGAATATATTGTTGTAAACTTATCTTTTGGCTTCAATTGCTGTTTTTGAACTAGTCCCTTTAAGTTTGTTGTATTTAAATGTAAGAATTGTAATTCCATTTTACTTTCACCTAACCTTCGTATATGTTTCATAATGATTCATATGAAGTTCTTCAATGAAGCCAATTTGTGAGATTGCATTTTGTGTATAATAATAACCATTCTTTTTCTCCCATTTATTTGGAGAAATAAACAGCTCATTGTGTACAATATAAACGTACCATTTTTGTTCTAAAGCTATTTGTAGTAACATATCATCTGTTAAAGCTTCTGTTGTATTAATATTGTATAACTTTAAGTAACTACTATAAATCTTTTGATAATCTTCAGTCGAACAAATTTTCTCTAGCATTTTTATCTCTCCTTTTTATTTTTTAATCCCATTTATTATTATAATAATATATACTTATTTTAACTAACTTTCCGAAAATATAAAAATATACATAGTATAGCAAAACTATACTATGTATATTTTATTTATTATGAAGTGTAAATTCTATATATAATTGTTAAATCTTTTGCTAATGTTAACATTTCATTATTTATGTTTAACTTAGAAAATAACTTAACTTGCTTATAATCATATGATCCGTCAGCTAATTGACCTAAAATACCAGTAAATAATCCAATACTATTTATTCTGGTTTCTTCTATGTTGCCATATATTTCAAACCACTCACGAATATCTTTTTTAGAAATATTTAATAAAATTTCTACAAAAGATTCTATAGGTTCAGTACGTGTTGTATTATGTACACCAGGTTCTACTTCAGTACCATCTTCATCACCTTCTGCATCTTTCCATAAAACTTTAATTTGTGGATCCAATTCAAACTTTTTAAGATAATATGATGTAGTTCCATCAGTATTTAACTTCTTAAACCAATATTGTGTAGCTTCTTGTTGATTTAAAGGTGAATTGGCGACTGTGACCCTAAATGGAATCATTTGCATAATTTCTCTTTCGTAAAATTTAACATCTTTAACAGATGTAATTGTATCTCCACATCCACCAGTCCCAACACCAAATAAACATACAACTGTATCTTTAGGATAAATTTCATTTATTGGTTCCCCATCAGTTGCAATACCCATAATATTATTTAAATAATCAACTTGTATTGGTGATTGTACTCCAAATATCTTTTCAAGTATAAATAGAGCACCGCCTAAAACGATCTGGTTTTCTTCTTCAAATAAAACCTCACCTAACTCACTTATACCAGTCTTTGGATTTATATGATGGTTATATCCACCGATTATTTTAGTTCTATGTAAAACGGATGGCTTATATTCAAAAGATTGTGTATCTCTTGATTTAAATTTATCATCCAATTTTAAAATTTTAGGATCCATTTATATCATCCTTTCATAACTTTTTTGATATTATAATTATGTTTGTTCTTCATAAAATAGTTTGATTTTATCCTTATAATTTATTTTATCTTTTCTTAAGATTTCTATTGCTATATTGCTCAAATCTTGATATTTTAAATTAAGCTCAGTATCAAATTGAAATGACTTAGAAGGACATATAATTTTATGCTTTAATTTATATCTTTCTTCTAAAGTTAATCTGACTAAATTTATATAGTCTAAAAATAATGCTGTATAATCATTATCATAAATAAATGAATATAAATTTGAATAATCAATATACTGCAAATGAAGTATATCTTGCATATTTAATTCTTTACCGAAATATCTTATATCTTCTATCATTCTTATCATATTATAATATCTACTATCCATTATATAAATAATATTCATAGATAGTAAATCTGTTGTATATGATTTAAAAAACCGGGCCAATTTAATTATAGCTTCCAAAACTATATTATTTGATTCATTTATAATAAATGTATATTTTAAACTGGGCACAATACTTGATATTATACCTATTACATAATCAATATATTCTGATAATTTTTCAGATTCAATATCTACAATAAAACTATATAATTCTGGATCAACATCTTCTAAATATTCTAAATAAGTAGTTGCTATACTTCCATCAGATTTCTGAAATATACTAGTAGTTTCAGTTGTAACCATTAAAGCTTCAAATAATTTTTTATAAGCTTTATATTCTTTTATATTTTGAGTTGTAGATAATTTTTGAACTAAAAAATCATTTAAACCTTTTATATCGTCATATAATTTATTAATATCTTCCGGAGTTACTATTGTTAGATGATTTAAATATTCTAATGTTTTAGGATCAACCATTCTCGAATTTTCAATTATAAATTGTTTAATAAGATTAATATTTTCTTTAAAGTTAAATCCTAAAACAGATAAAATCTTAGATGGTTCTATTAATATATTTCCTTTAAATTTATTTTTTTTACATATTAATGCAAATGTAAAAATAACTAAATTAAATATATTAATTTTTTTATCTGAAAATAATTTAGGTAATTCAACTTCAAAAGAATTTATTTCATTCTTTTTATCAATAAGCATTTTAAATGAATATATACATTCGATTAACATTTCTGACATCTTATACATTATATTCATATTTAAATACTTAGATTCAACATAGTTAAAATCACTATCATATAATGTCTTTTTTAAGTCATCATCATCATCCCACCAGAATGGATCACTTGTAACAACCTGATCATAATCAATTCTATTAGTTATATCTGATAAGGCAAGTGCTACATTTCTTTCTTTCAAATCAACAGTTTGAAAATAAAATCTATACATTTGTTCTTTATCTTCTACGATTGATATAGATCCATCTTCGTTCTGAATTTCTTTATATAAAAAAATAGGATTTTCATTAGAATCTAGAATATGCTCTTTAACAAGAAAATATTTATAAATTCTTATCCTTTCATAGCCTAATAAACTACAAATGTCATATAAAACTTTATCAGTTGATTTATATCTTAAAAGATTATTTAAGTTTTTAACTAATTGCCGTTGATAATCTAATGGTAAATTACTAATAAATGGAACATTATATGCATCAAACATCATTTGAATTGAATCTAAATCATAGAAGTCACGTAATATTCCATTTTTAAATATAGTTGAGATGATTCTTTGAAATGTCATAACCATTATCATTAAAGCAATAAAGTTATCATATAAATCATAACTTTTTCCATATTCTTTTATATAAATAACAGTCATAAAATATTCTCTACATTGTTCATATAAGTTATTAAAATTATCATAAAAACTTTCAGTAATATTTTTAGTAACTCTCAACACACTAAAATTTTTAGCTGATCTAGCCAAAACTAAATCAACTTTTTGTTCACCTAAGAATTTTAAATAACTTTTTGTTGGATTATTATTTATAATTTCATTAATTATACCTTTACTATTTAAAATAATTAAATGTTCAGTTTGTAATAAATGTATTGGGACATCCGTTGGGATATTTAATGGTGTTGCAATTTCACTATCTATATAAATAAAATCTTCATCTTCTAAATCAGGTAAACCTATTAACATTCTATAATAATTATTTTTTTCTTCATAATTATTAATTATATATTCCCGTTGCTTTAATAATACAGCATTACGTAAATTATTAGGTATTTTATTTTTATTTTTCGAATATTCTTCCGCTAATGCTAAATCATGAGTTATACCTGAATCTAGAATTATTTGTTTATCAAAATTAGAATATGAATTAAAAGTATCTAGTTTAGTAACAGATGCTATATATCTATCTGAATTTTTTAAACTTTCAGCAGTTTCATTTGATTTAGCAGATTTCTCATATTTTATAACAATAGAAGATATAATCGATTTCATATCTTGATATAAAGTATCTAATATATTCATGAAAGATTTCTCCTTTCAATATACAAATAAAAATACGATCAACAATATATTAAAGTATTGTTGATATAAATTTAAAAGTAGAAAGGGATGAAAATTATGTCTAAAATTCCTGGAATTGAATTTAAAAAAAATAAAAATCCAACAATAGATTCTGTTAATGCTGAGTTTGAACTACCATTTTATAAAGATGTAGAATATTTTTCTAATTTAGATAATTTCGTTAACTTTATTAAATCAGTAGAAAAACTAGTAAGAAGATCAACATTTTATACTAAATATGTGGGTTATATAAAAAATGATATTGGTTTGAAATGTTGCCAGGTTCTATCTAATATAGAAGAAAGTGAAGGAATTAATGGAAAAAATAAAGTTGAAATTGATATGCATCATGGTCCTATATTAACTTTATTTGATTATGCTTCTATTGTCACTGATTATTTATTAGCTAAAGGTGAAAAAGTTAGTACTTTCACAGTAGCTAATATATTATTAAAAGAGCATTATGCTAATAGAATACAAGTTGTTATGTTATCAAAAACTGTGCATGAACAAGTTCATTTAAATAATATATTTATAAATACGAAACAAGCATTTGGAGATCTTAATGCATTTCTAAAGAAATATAGAATTGGAATTAACGATGAACAATTGTTTAAAATAAATAAGTATATAGAGATATCTGAAAATTATGACAGTTTTGATAAAGATATTCTCGAGCTTAAAGGTTTTGTTAAAAAATGGGCTAGAGAAGATGACTAGATAAAAATAGGGGGGAAATTAAAATGGAAATGATAATTATTATTTTCAGTTGTCTACTTTTAATGGGATTATTCATTATGGTCCAACTATATATATATGAGTTAGTTAAAGTTCTTAAATTTAAACCTCGTGAATTGTCCGCTAAAGTTTTACTGGAAATGGTTGATTCTATGATTAAAGCTGAATTTAGTCATTACTATCAATTAAAATATAGTATTAAAGAGGTTAAACTAGTATATGATTTTAAAGTTGATACAACTGAAATCGTTCATACAGTTATGAAATCATTTAGTAAAGAATTTTATACACAGCTTTATCAATATTATACCAAAGAGTATATTATTTCTTATGTGACTAAAACTATTGAATTAATCTTAATTGAATTTATAAAAGAAAAAAAAATAAAGACTAAGTAATTCTTAGTCTTTATTTTTTATTATGTTTAGTACACAAATGATGAATTTTTAATAACGATGGTTGATTGTTGGTTTGTTGTCTTCTGTATATTCAAAAATTCATTATATAGCTGCAATGTTGGGTTCGAGTATGTATGTGCTATTGTATAAACCTTTTTCTTTTCATTTTTAGTTTCTTCAGATTTGAATAAAGAAATTATCTTTTTAAATAATTTTTTCATAATATTTCTCTCCTTAATATTAATTATCTTTCATTATATCAAAATAATATATAAAGGTAATATTTAAAAATACGGATTTAATAAATAAAAAAATAAAGAAGATAATTCATCTTCTTTATTTTTTTCTTAGTAACATTTTATAAGGGTCGTTCGGGAATTAAGTGTTATAGAAATAAAAATATTTTATATTAACAATACCTTTATTTCTACTCAAATTAATAATATATAAATGAAAGATTTAATTTAACTATTTTTTATCTTTATTTTCTTGTAAATTTTGTTGTAAAGTTTCATAAATTAAATTATCATTTGATATAATTGCTTTTAATTCTTTATATGTTATTTCGAGATCAATATTAGGTTTCCCAAATATGACTCTCTTAAAATATTTATTTCGGTCTTCTTTAACATAACCACATTTTAAACATGCACAAGTAAAATATGATCTACCTTCATAATTATCTGTCTCTGTTTTTATATGTTGCCATATTGGGTGTTCACATTCTTTTTGAATTGATTTTCTTACATCATCAATATTATTTTTGTAATTCTTGTTGTTGTTTTAATAATGTTTTATATTGATTTACATAAAAATTTTTTGTTAATTCAAATAATTCACTGTTAACAGATGTTAATTGATTCTGTAGCCTTTTTAAAACATCTTCTTTCAGTTCTTTCGAAAATTCCATTTTTATTATCTCCTTTTTTTATATTCATTGTGTAAAGCATCTGCTATAATAAATTGATAATTAAACGCACATAATGATTGTGAAGGTTGTATAACGTTTTCAGGTATAACAAATATTCTTTTACCATCTCTACTATAAAGACTATTGTTATACATATATATTGTCATAAGTTCAACATCTTTTTTAGTTTTTACATAATAATTTCCTAACACCATTTTATCACTTAGAAAAATTAATTGATTCAATTCTTCTTTTTGTTTTTTCGTTAAAGTAAATGCTTTTATAAAAATATCATAAAAATTTTTAGGTACTTTCCTTTTACCATGTTCTATTAATGAAAGATAGCTACTTGTGTAAAAAAGTTTTTCAGACATAACCTTTAATGGTATTTCGCAATCAATTCTTAGTTTTCTTAGAAATGTACCTAATTCAGTTAAATCACTATTATTCTTAGACAATAAATCACATCCTTTAACAACAAAATTCTTTGAGAACAAATTCCCATATTCTAGGGAATTTCCTATACATAAATATTTCAGCTTGAAGATTTAATATTTCTTCATTATCTACTTTTGGATTACTTAACTTAAAAATCCAATAACCTATTTCTTTTAAAAGAAATAACAGAAATAATGGCATATTTTCCATTTCTTCAACACAAGTTGATTCATCTACATATTGAAAGTAAGTATTAATTGATGATTTTAATTCTTTATTATTAAACAATACTTCTTCTAGACAAAAAAGGACATCTGTTATAATATTAATACTAATTGTATTACCTACTTTTGAACTGGCTGAAAAATTTGAAAAATTAAATCTGTTATTAATATCAATATCAATAAAATCAATACATATTTTGATATTATTATCATTAATAATTTTTAATTCTTTGTCTAGTTGTTCCAAAACAAAGAAAAAGACTTTTAAAGTTATTTATATGAAGGAGCATTTCTCAATATTTAAAAATTATAATAAAAACTTTAAGATGCCTTTTTTAAAGTGGTTTTTTCGAGAATTAAGAAAATAATAAATAATAAAAGGAGAAATAAAAATGGAAAATGATGATTATTTATTTAGTTACAGTAGCCCAAAACTCTTTACTAAAACTGTTAAAATAGTTTTATTTTTTATATTAGTATACTAATAAGAGGTATAAGATATTTAATGTAATTATATGAAATATCAATATCATACTCTTCACCTACATGTTTAATACCAATAGGGTATTTAAACAATTTATCATAAGTTCTAAATAAAGATTGATTATTTAATTCTCTATAATAACCAATATCTAATTGTCTACCCTTATAATAAAAAGCAAAATCTCTTACTAATTCAATTACTTTTTTTCTTGATGATAATTCATTCATTTGGAAAAATGTAAATAAGAAATCTAACATATATTTTTTATGTAACTCTAATAAATCATCTGATATTCCTTTTACATGAATTATATCTTTATTATAATAAAATTCTTTTTCATTTAAATAATAATAAGATGTATAAATATTTTTTTCAACAAATATAATATTATCTAATTCCGTATTAACACAACGACGTAACATAACAATCGCATCTTTTTTTATTGATAATACATCTTGATCATTTACATTATTATTTTCAAAAAACCATTTACGTATTTCAACAAATGCTTGATTTAATCTTTTACCAAATTCTTTTTCTTCTTTTTGATAAAGTCCTAATTGAACCTGTCTTCTTTTTTTATCTAATGATTCTAAATATGATATCTTTTCTTCATCAAGAAGTTTAAATTTTTTTGTTAAATTGAACCCTGCTGATTTTATATCATATTCAACTATTTCATTTGATATTAAAAAACTAATATCTTTATTTAAATAATTATGTTTTTCATATAGTGCCATATTTTACTCCTTTCTTTATAATTTTGTTTTAAAGCATTTTAAATTCTAATAATTAACATTACTATAATTAATTTAACAAGTAGGTGAACAATATGAAAGAAACTATAAAAAGAATCGAAGATATAATTACAAAAAAATGAAAGTAAATATAAAGATATTTTTATTCATGCTACTGAACTACATTCTGGTGCTTTAATAAAAAGAATAGAACTTGAAATAACAGTTTATGGTGTTAAAGAAGGATTTGATAATTCTAAACCAACTTTTAGCCAAGAAAAATATCTAACTAAACTTTTTGATCAAACTATAAAAAATGAATCATACTCTTCATTTAAAGCAAGTATTAAAAGTAGTAAAATAAATAAATATTTTCATAATAAAAAATATTAAAAAAATATAGATAGATTATAAAAATAATCTATCTATATTTTCTTTATTCATCAATATAATGATACTGATTTTTTATTTTTTCTTTCCCATTTCAATCCCATATTCGGTTGATAATATTATTTTTCTTTTTCTATTACTTAATTTACGATCTATAAATAAACCTAATACAAAATTTAAAAATAATATTAATATATAAACAGGCAAATTAATATTTTCAGTTTTATAAAGAATATTAGAAACTATTAAAATTAGATATTGAATAATTGCTTGTCCTATTTGGTACTTATTATTAATCATTTTAATTTTTAATAAAATTAAATGGTTCAAAAAATCTTTTTTTTGTTGTCATATTATCATCCTTATCTTTTATGAATTTTAATATTTGGATATATCCCCATTGCTTTTTCAAGTTCACAAGTAGCATTGCTTGCAATAACTTCAGGAACAATAAAATTATCAACAATTTCTTGTGATAATTCACCTTCAGATACTAAATACTGAAATGACTCATTAATAGCGGTTTTTATCGCTTCTCTAGCTTGAGCCATTGTAATACCTTTTACTTCAGTTTTATCTCGTTCTTCATAGTTCTTAGCCTTACCATAATATAAATTAGCCTTTAGATATTCTTCTCTGTCTCCTTTAAGTAGCCCATTTTTTTCAAGCATATCTAAAGCTTCTCGATGTGATGGTATATATTCATCATAATCCATAATATTTGGTGGATGACTTATCATTCTAAATGGACAATCAACAGGATGATGATTATTTTCAGTACATTTATGCTCGTTTGGACAACAAAATTGACACATTTTATTATAACAACAATCTGGAGTAATATTATGTTT